ATGTTTGGATACTTTTATAACGAAATTTTGAGGAGGACTATCATATCCTTTGGAACCCTCTTTAATAATATAACAATCGAACAGGACAATTCTGTTTTAAAAGTTCCGCTTGCATATGGACCTACTCAAAAGTTTTTAGCAAGAATTGAGCAGTCACCAGATTTAAATAAACCAACGGCAATTACTCTCCCAAGAATGTCGTTCGAGTTTACTGGTCTTACATATGATCCTACAAGAAAAGTTACGACCACTCAACAATTTTCTGTCAAAGATCCAAATGATGGCACAGAAGTAAAAAAGGCATTCATGCCCGTGCCTTATAACATGCAGTTTGAGTTGTCGGTCATGACAAAATTAAATGATGATGCACTTCAAGTAGTAGAACAGATTCTACCATATTTTCAACCTGCATATAACTTGACTGTTGAGTTGGTTGAAACAATAAAAGAAAAAAGAGATATTCCAGTAGTGCTTGAAAATATCACTATGGAAGATGATTATGAAGGAGATTTCACAAAAAGAAGAGTTCTTCTTTATACATTAAGATTTACTGCGAAGACGTACTTGTTTGGTCCAGTTTCTTCTGCAACCAAAGACGTTATCAAAAGAGCAACTGTCAGTTATCTTACTGGCACAGATACATCAAATTCAGAGAGAGCTCTATCTTATTCCGTTACACCCAGAGCAACTAAAAACTATACTGGTGACTCTGTAACTAACCTCTCTGATGATGTAACCAAAACTGCAAAAACAATCAATGTAGATAGTGCTAGTGATCTTACAGCAAAAACATATGTTGATATTGGTGGAGAGGAGATTTACATTAAACAAATTGATGGAACAAAACTTTCTGTTTTGAGAGCTCAAGATGGTACTGCAGCATCAACTCACTTAAAAGGAGACGCTGTATTTGTTATCGATACCTCCGATAATACACTTATTGAAGAAGGTGATGACTTTGGATTTAGTGGGTCAATCTCATGAGTTTTAACGATTTAAATGACACTTTCAATGTTGATGGAGAGATAGTTCCATCTACTGATAGAAAATTAAAAAAGATCACCTCTCAAGTAGATGATATTAAAAAAGATTATGATTACACAAGAGGTAATCTTTATTCTATAATTGAAAAGGGTCAGGAAGCAATAAATGGTATTCTTGAACTAGCACAGGAATCAGATCAACCTAGGGCGTATGAAGTTGCTGGGCAGTTAATAAAGAGTGTCTCAGATGCAACTGATAAATTAATGGATCTTCAAAAGAAATTGAAGGATGTTGAAGAAGACAAACAAATACGTGGTCCCTCTACAGTAAACAATGCTTTGTTTGTTGGATCAACTGCAGAGTTAGCAAAGATGTTAAAGGACGGACTTAAAGAGGATCCTAAATAAAAAGGGAGAGAAATCCCGAAGTACAAAAGTTACTAATAAAATGTCGAACAAGGATTTACCTTCGATTGATGATTTTGCTGAAGACTTAGATAGTCTTCCATCAGTTGACAAATTTATTACAGAGGAAGTGCAGGAAGATTTACCCTCTGTAGAAGATTTTATCGAGAAAGAACAAGAAATAATTGCAGAACAAACTATAACAATTGAAGATGCAAATGGAGAAACCTTTGCAGAAGTTCAAGATATAGTACCTCCATGGCCAGAGTTGGTCAAAATGGTAAATGATATCAGGGCAGACATTCCTGATATTCCAGAGATTAAATATTACGATAAAGAATTAGAACAACTTGCTGAGCAGATCTCTCAGGTAAGAGGTGAGATTCCAGAAGTACCTGAAGTAAGGTATTACGAAAGAGAAGTAGAGGCAATTTGTGAGCAGATTGATCTTGTTAGATCTGAGATTAAAGATTTACCGGAAGTCAAATATTATGACGAACAGGTAGACCAGATTGAAGATAGAATTGATACTCTTCAAACAGAGGTTACAAATCTACCAGAAGTAAAATATTATGATGCTGAGATTTCAGCAATCTGTGAAGCAATTGACGCTGTAAAGGCATCTATTCCCACGTTTCCTAAGTGGGTTAATGAAGTCAATGAAGTTCCAGATTTTTCTTGGATCGGTAAAACCTTTAGTGTTATTGATGATGATTTTATCAAAGTCAATGACACAATCGACACATTAAAAGAACACGTCAAACTTGATATTAAGAACTTAGTTGAAGAAAATGAAGTAAAACATTTTGAAAACAGAGTTCAGTTTGGCACTGAGGTAAAAGATCTTGATACCAAGTTAGGAGAGGAAAAAGATAAAATTTGGAAGGAACTTCGTAGTTCCTCAATGAAAATTTGGGAATATCATAAAGAATTTAAAGATGATGATAGAAAGTTAAAGAAACAAATTCTTGGAGAATATAATAATTTAAAAACACAGATTGAAGAAAGACTTGTTAAGTATAATGTTGATAATGTAAAAACTGATGAGTTGCTGCTCAATTACTTTAATGAATTAAAAGAAGAAGTATCATCTATTGTAGTTCCAGAAGTTAAATATTATGATGATGATATTAAAGGAGTCAAGACAGAGTTAAAGGAACTTAAAAACCTTGTAAAACTTATAAAATCAGAGCAAAAGGAAATACAAGAAGGTTTATTAAATGAACCCACAGATGAAAAGCAATCTGTGGATGGACAGTCTGATCCATTAACTCCATTAGATCAGCAGTTTCCAAATCTCAAGGCATTAGCAGATCATTACAGATTATTCATCACCCGCACTCAACAACAACTTGCCGTAATGGGTGGCGGTGGTGAAGTTCGTCTAGAATTCCTTGATGATCTTGATAGAGATAGTGCATTAGTAGATGGTAAATTTTTAAAATATCAAGCTTCAACTAAAACATTTGTTGGTGCTGATGCATCAGGTGAATCAACAAAAACTTTAGATAGTGTTTTGGGTGATGGCAATTCCTCTACAAAAGGAATGTCAGTTGGTGTGCTAACTGCGACCAATGCTTTCATCACTGGAGATTTAAATGTAACAGGCGATCTCGTATATGATGAGGTTACTGGTAGAAACATTAACATAAGTGGTGTAGGAACTGTAACTAAACTGCATGTTGGTGTAGCAACTGATGCCACTGAAGATTTGGTGGTCACTGGAGATGCAAGAATTACTGGTATTTTAACAGTTGGCACTGGTTCAGTTACGATCAATGGTAACACCAATGATGTTTCTGGTGTTGGTATTGTTAGTGCTACTAGTTTAGTTGGTAATGTAACTGGTAATGTAACTGGTAATGCTACAGGTTTATCTGGATCACCAGATATTACAGTGACGAATGTAAACGCTGGAATTATTTCTGCCACTAGTTTGGTTGGTGATGTAACCGGTAATGTAACTGGTAATGCTACAGGATTAACTGGATCACCAGATATTGCCTTAACAAATATAACCGCTGGAATTGTCACAGCTTCATCTGCACTTTACCTTCCACAATACACAACATCAGCAAGAGATGCAGCAACTTTTGCGGCAGGGGCAATTATCTTTAACACTACAACTAAAAAGATTAATTTCTTCGATGGCACTTCCTTCGTTGAAGTCCCAGGCGTAACACTTGGACTTGGTATGGGAGTCTTCTAATGAAATCATTCAAACAATTTCAAGAATCTTGGTCTAATAAATATAAAAAGAGTATTGACTGCTCTAATCCGAAAGGATTCTCGCAAAAAGCACATTGTGCTGGTCGTAAAAAAAAGTCTAAATGAGCAACCCACGAATTCCAAGAAAACCTGGGCAACCAGCAAATTCCAAGAAACACTCTGACCTTTACACGGATGAAAATCCAAAGGGGACTATTCATGGACTCGGATTCAAAGATGTTGCAACTGCTAAAGCATCTGTTTCTAAAATTCGCAATTCATCAAGATCTCACGCTCACAAAATCCAGGCAGCAGTTGCTATGGAGCAGAGAGCAAGAGAAATGGGTAAAACTTCAGAAGCGGCGGTCTATAGAAAATTCATTAATACAATGAAAAAGAAGACCAAAAAAATGAATGAAGGTTATGATGCCAACAACTTTAATAAGTTGAAGGAAAAGATTGGTTCTGCAAAAAAGCATCGTAAACCCGCAGTGGATGAATCAAAAATGAATGAAGAAAAAAAGAATGGTCGTTGTCCAGTTGGACAATATTATTGCTATACTGATGAAAAGTGCAAACCAATTCCTAAAGGATTTAAGGTAGTTGGTCGTGCTGGAATGCTTCGCAAAGAAAACGGTCACTCTGTTGATGATACTAAGAAAAATGGTAGTGGTAATGGCAATGGTAATGGCAATGGTGGTAATGGGAATGGGAGTGGCAATGGTGGATCCTCCTCGGGAATAAGCGAAGAAGGTCTTCGTGATTGGTTTGGCAAGTCTAAATCAAAAGATGGTAAGAAAGGTTGGGTACAAGTTGTATCTGGCAAACCATGTGCTCGCCAACCAGGAC